ACAATAATTCTCATTTTCTGTTACTAAATTATTTATGTGTTCATCAGTTTCTTCTTTCAATCTATGATACGAATAATACATATTCAACATAATACTTTCAAGAGTATCTATAGAACTAGACACATCATCAATTAAGGCCTCGATTGTGTCATCATTAAAATTTTCCAGTTCTAATACACTGTCGAATTCTTCATCTTCAGGAGTATCCTCTTCTTCAGGATCAAAATCAATTACTTCATCTTCATCCATATTTCACCTCAATTTTATTATAACCTATTTTCACTAACATGTCAATTGAAAATTTCTAAAAATGTTTTCTTAAGTATATGTCTTTCTGGTAGAAATTTTTGCACGAAAGAAAAGTAATGAGACATGAGTGTTTGAACCTCATCCCAAACAGGATCGCGAGGAGAATCTGGAGAAGACATCTTATCCGAAATCTTAATCAAACTATCTATGCAAATAAATGTTTCAAGACGAATCGTTTTTCTAATATACATCTTGAAAATTAGAGGGTGAGTTATTCCCTTTGTCTTAAACAGTTCTGCATAACTTATTTCGTTTAGAAGACAATATTCTTTTATCTTACCTAATTCTGAGCGGAAAGAATATGGAAAACTTTCCACATATCCCCTCCAAACGAGATGTCTTGCTTTGTTATCTGCTGTTAAGATATCCTTAATCCAAAAATTGGTGTTTTCTAGATATTCGATTAACATCCTCTCAATAAATGATTCTCTAGATATTTTAGCAGCTATCTTTTCAAAATGATATTTGTCTTTTCTAGAATTAAATGATGATGGATTAGCTTTTGTTTTTCCATTAAATTTAAAAAAATCGTATGTGTTACTCGAAAAATGCAACTTAAATGCAAGATAAGTAACGTATGCATCGTATCCAGAAAATGTTTCGATCATATCCATGGATATCTAGATTGGTAACGATTTGCTATTATTATGGATTTTCTTGAATAATTTCAGCTTCTTTGCAGAGTCCTCTACTAGAGTTCTGAGTGATTGTGGAATCGTCTTTGCAACAGCTTCAATATCATAATTATTCTTCTGACAATAATAAACAACAGCTTCCAAATAATTCATTCTATTATTCAAAACTAGAGCTTTGATATCACGCAAAAGATCTTCAGGTTTAATGAGAATATCTTCTATGCTTGGTAATAGCTCGTTCTCGTCAGTCATCGAAATATTTATTAACATCATATAGAACTATTATATAATATATTTCACGAATAGTCAAATTCTGTGTTTAAGAGATAACAAATAAAAGAATTTGACTACCTTGACTTTCTAAGCTACAATAGGTATGTACCAGTTTTAAGTAATAGATATTACTGTTACGGACGAATTATATACGAGGACTTGGATTCTAGTCCTTGCATGAAATCTTGTAGCAATTCTCTGAAGATAACACGAGCCTGAACTTGCCCAAGATTTTCTCTCGCAGTAATCATAATTCGTCTGTCTAATTCTGTCATCGCTCCTTCTAGTGAAGTCGGAATGATTCTTTCATATGACGCTTTTGGCATTTTGATTATTTCCATATTTATTTCTCCAAATCTACATTAATTATTTTGTAATTGAAATTCTCTTGCACATAAATCTTGGCCCTCTCCAGAAAGTGTTTCATGGAGAAATTCTTCTTATTCCTAAATTGTAGATCGTCAACGATATCGAACAGAATTGCTGGTCCGACTTTGTTCGCAGATAATCTAAGCACTCTTCCGATTGATTGTAGAACTCTTATTTTAGATTTCGAAGGATGTGTGAATATGATATTCTGAAGTGAAGGAATATTAATTCCTGTAGAGAATATCTGTGAAGAAGCTACGATAATTCCATCGTTAATATCATTAATTTGTTTTCTTACATCTTCTCGAATATCCACATCAGTTCCACCATAAACGAAATAAACTGGTCTATCAGTATATTTCTGAATAAGGTTATAGATAAGTTCTCCATGAGTTTCTACTCTAGAGAATAACACGAGAGTATTTCCTTTCGTACTTGCAGCTAATTTGGCAATGAACCGATTCCTCTTGTCATTACCAATAAGAAATTTCACTTCTTCTTCATATGTGATATCTTTGGAAGCTTTCCTGGAAGCATCAGAATAAGAAAGGACGAGAGCATTAATCTTAAAATCCGATAATTGAGATTTTTTGATTAACTCTGAAGTTGTTGTAAGAATTCTTGATTTGCCAAATATTCCTTCTAACTGTAATTGATGAATTTTCTCACCAGATAATGTTCCTGTGAAACCGTGTCTGTAAATAGCATTAACGCATTTTTCAAATAACTTTGAAACTTCTTTGGCAGAATATAAATGGCACTCATCGCCAAGGAGAACTTCGATGTCATCAAAATAAGAAGTCGGTTTATCATATAAACTTTGCCAAGTGCTTATGATAATTCTTTTGTCTTCTCTTTCCATACCAGAATAGATTCTAGTAATTTTAGTGGAGTGATCCCAGTCTGGGAAATATTCACCTATATCAGAATATAATTGTTCAACAAGACTAGTCGTTGGACAAATAAGAAGACACTTTCCTTCTGTATTTTCGTGATAGAAACGAATTAGAGAAGCGATTATGGCAGATTTGCCAGAACCTGTAACCGAGACAGTAATAGATCTGTTGTTACGGATTCCATGTTTTATAGAATCTATTTGATAATCACGCAATTCGATCTCGGAACCATCGGCAGAATGAATCTTATTTGATTTAATAAATGCATCTGCTATCTCTTCAGAGAATCCATCGTCGCTGAATTCCTGGTTGAAAATATATCCATTGTCTTCACAATAAGACTTAATGTGATACGCAAGACCCTTACCAACTGTTTTGTTTCGGATATTTAATAATCTTGCGTATCCATCCCATAGCCTCTTCTTGTAGATAGGCATGAATTTTGCGCCGGGAACTTCAAAAGAGAGGAGTTCGTATAGCTCCTGGATAATTCCTTGTTCGGCTTCAACAATTACATGGGTTTCATTAAAATTTTTCAGCGTCACATTCATTTACATATTTATAAATGATGCTGTGCGAGATCCTTAGCTTCTGTATTTCTCTTCATGGTGGCGAGTCTTTTGGCTATTGTTTCTGGAGATTGGCACTTTCCATACATATGATTCTTTTCACCAGACTGTGCTGCAGATATTTTGGCTTTCGTTTCTTCTGAATGGGGATTTGGCTTTCCATACATAGGATTATTTTCACCAGACATAGCTGCAGATTGTTTGGCTCTGTGTTCTGGAGACGGTATCCGACCAGAAGCACCTTCTCCACCATCGGTCATATTTCTCAGGCACCCTGTTCCCTTATCTTTTCGACCATAGAATGCGATGAGAAGTCTTTCTTCATCGAAGGCTTCTGTTTCTGTAAGTGTCTCTTTGACAATAACTATTCTAGAAGAATCTGTAGGTCGAGGAATTCTTCGTCCCTTCTTCCTCCAGGCTCTGTCACCCTGTCCTTTCCCGATATAATATGGGGAGCCATCTTCTCGCAAATATACATAGACATAAAATTCAGACATGTAAAATATTTTCCTAGTGTGTGATTAGAGGGAATGACCATTCCCTCTCTAGTATTTATATTTACACAGTTTTATTAAGTGACTTCACCCGCATCAAAACGAATCATAGTTATTGCATTTTTAATAGAAAATTCTCGTTGTTCAATTCCTCTAAGGATTTTCTCTAAATAAAATATCTTCTCTTTTTGCGTTTGTATATTATAAATTAATTCGGATAATTCTGGATCAGCAGCAAGATACATGTCAAGATCTTGTCGGAGCACTTTTATATCAAAAGGTTTCTCAAGATAAACTTCATCTGATGATTTTCCGGCGTAGTATTCCCACTTCTCTTTCTTTAATTCGTCACATTTTCTATTCATCTTATGCAGAATTATTTTTTCTGTTTTATAGATATCTAAGAATTTCATTAAGATATTAGGAGTTCGTGTTGCTTCTTCACCTAATGCAAATCTATCTATTTTCAATTCCACTTGGGCTAAATCATGAATTTCTTTGTACGTCATAATATTTTAATGCTCCAAGATATTTGTCCATAATTCTTTTTAATTCTGACACATAATTCTTTCTGTCAACCGTGAAAATTAAAGGTTGGGAATCATGTGTACCCATAAGGATTACGATTTGACGGATTTTAATCCCAGTCATCTCTTCAAACATCAAGGAATATGCAGTTCCTTGTACAAAATAATTAGTAATCCATTCTTGTTTCTTTTCTTTTCTTGATGTTTTGAAGTCAATAATAGAAGGGATTCCATCGAATTCAGCAATACAATCAGTTCTGCCAGCCAGACCGAGTGTATCTGAATATAAAGTAGCTTCTTGTGTGTAGATATTGTCGATTCTATCAAGAGTTTCTTGAAGAGCTATGAATATATATTTGGAGTGTGATGTGGCGGTCTGTAAATAATTCGGATCGTTATCTAGATATTTTTCAACTACATAATGTAGATTTTCACCAAGAGAACATGCGTAATCAGATATTACTTTGGCAGCTCCTTCTCCGATAGAGGCCTTCCATGATGCAATTGATTCTTTAGAACACTGTCCCAAGAGGGTGGTTATCGAAGGATAATACTTACCTTCAGGGGTAATGTAATATCTTCTCTCATTCCCCTCTTGGGTTTGTAATACAGGTAGATCTATTTTATTATGTTTAAAAATCTTCACGTTTTATGTAAATATAACCTATTTATTATTAGATGACATCTCGTCTTCCACTTCCGCCTTTGCGATAATGAAAGATTTAACTATTCCTGAACGCACGATATCTTCAATTCCGAATTCAATAATATCGAATTCTTGCATCTTTTCTATAATCTTCATGAAAAATGGTAAACCTGAAACATCCCATTTATTGCGAATGAGATCGTTCTGTGACCAATCACCGCAGAAAAATATTTTCGAATTTTTTCCGACTCTTGTTATAACTGTTTCTAATTCCTGAGATGAACAATTCTGGAATTCGTCTAGGATAATGTAAGAGTCATTAATAGTTGTTCCACGCAAGAAAGAAGTAGAACAAAATTCAACGATACCTTTCGTTTTCAATATTTCAAATGCATCTCCTCTACCAAATAATTCTGCAAAGATTCCACGATAAGGATCTTCATATACTGACATCTTTTCTTTCAAGGTCCCTGGCAGAAATCCAACATCTCTAGAAGAAACTGTTGATCTAACAATCATAATCTTTTTTGGATCATCTTTTGAAGAACGATCTCTTCTCATTAATTCAAATAGAGCCAAATATAATGATATAAAAGTTTTACCAGTACCAGCCGAACCACAAAGAACTAAATTATAATGCTCTTCAAACGCATTAAATGCATCTTGTTGTGCATCAGTCATTGGGGTAATTCTTTTTAATGAGAAAGAATTATCTATAGTTGGTTCTAGATTATTTTTGAATGTTTTTGGTTTTCTTGACATTAGTATCCTTTATTCATAATAAAGAATATCACAGATTTAAATTTCTCTTACAATAGACCTAGTTCGTTCGACATTACCCAGTGGGTGTGCTTCTTTAATTCTACCTAAAACATATTTTTGGAAATCCGCTGGTGCTTTGGTGACACCCAAACGTACAGGATCACCAAAATAAGCAGATGTAACTGTTTTTACTATTGTAATAGAAGAACATTCTGGGCAAGGTTGGGTAGAAGGAATATCACAGTCATCCATCTTAACGTTCTTTTCGAAAGAGTGTTGACAATCATCTCTAGTACAGTGGTAATCATACAATGGCATTATTAATTCCCTCAGTCATTATTTATAAAAAAGTTTGTCCCTGATGGGACAGTTGCATATTATTGAGCACCTACAATTTCTTCCCACACAATCTCAGAACTCTTAAAGTTCTCGGTGTCTACTTCTACGCTGGCGTCTAATTTCTGATAAAGCGATAAGAAAGATTTCTTGGTAATTTGGTCGAACCGTGAAATTCCATAACGAATAGCACGAACCCGATTACCACCAATAATAAGAAAGAATCGAAGAATATGAATCAATCTACGAGTGGTAATAATTTCTTCGACTCCTCCAGCGTCAAAAGTGTCCCGGATAGTCTTGGCCCATTCAACTAATTTTTCTACATATTCAATATTGTTATCCGTTTTAGAAGAATGTGTGTCTAGAATATTTGTAAGGATCTTAATTTCAATATCTTTAGAAGGATATTCGTGTTCAATATTAATTGCAAATCTGTCTAACAGAGCTTCATTAAGGGTATTAGAACCAATGTATCGACCATCATCAGAAGACTTTCCTTTTGTATTTGCAGTTGCAATAATATTGAAACCCTGTACCGGATGCACAAGCACATTGGTCTTTTTAATATAAATGGGATTACCTTCAAGAATTGGCTGTAGACACATAATCTTAGGAGAAGCCAAATTAATTTCGTCTAGAAGAAGAATCGCCCCACGATTCATTGCTTCTACGGCAGGTCCATCTTGCCAAATCGTTTCACCATTAATCAGACGATATCCACCAATCAGATCATCTTCATCAGTAGATTCGGTGATATTGGCTCTGATTAATTCCCTCTTAGATTGAGCGCAAACTTCATAAACCATCTTTGTTTTACCGTTTCCAGATTCACCGGAAATATAGATCGGAAAGAAAGTATTCGACGAAACTACTTTTTTAACAAGCTTGAAATCGCCGAAAGCAACGAATTCTGGATCCTTTTCTGGAATTAAATTAATGCTTTCGATATTTTCAGTTTTCTTCTCTAAGATAGGAGACTGTGGGATTCGGATTTTTTCTGCTGGTTTAAATTTAACCAGGTTAACTATTGATTCGGATAATTCTACATTTGACTCTATTTTATAGAGACCACGACGAATCTTATTCGAATCGTTTGTCATAAACTCCGTAAACGATTTTCGTAGAGAATATTTCTCAGCAACAGCAGATAATTCTGGTCTGGTGAAGACTTGCTTATCTGGAAACTCAATTTTTACAGCTTCAATAAAAGATTTCATAATATAGAAATTTCCCTTAACAAATTATTTAATTCTATCACTTAAAACTGGTACATACCTATTGTAGCGTGAGAAGTCAAGGATGTCAAGTCTTTTTTTAAAAGAATATCAACGATTAATAATAATTTCGTTCCAGACTAACGTGTCTCCAAAGACCAGAGATCTCCCAGAAACCTGGGAATAACCGAAGACCCGAGCGTCCTCACCGACCTGAGCGGTCTCAAATACCTGAGCGTCCCCAAAGACCTCAGCGTCTCCGGAGACCACTGCGGTCCCAAAGACCTGGGCGTTGCCATAGACCTCTGCGTTACCAGAGACCGCACTGTTACCAGCGACCCAAGCTTTCCCAGAGACCCGAGCGTTCCCAGAGATCGTTGCGTTCGCAGTGACCCGAGCGTTCCCAGATACAATAGCATCACGACCAACATAGGCAGAATTAGCGACACGGGCAGTATTCTCGACCCAGCCTCCTCCTAAGGAGTGTTTTCTCCATCGCTCAGTGGTGGCGCCAGGAAAAGCCGTCTTTAAATCTTCGAATGTCATATAGAACCATTATAGCTGTTCCAGCCGGGAATAGCAAGGAAAACTCGAAACTATATCTCCCTTTGTTTTCAATGACTTGCGGTAAACTACTGAAAACAAGGGAGATATTCTTTCGCAAGATCACTAGAAGAACACAGGTATACTAGTGGATCATCTGAATCCAGAGATCGCTTGTGTGCGTCCCTGGGACGATCCATGGGGGCAATAACGCAGGTGGGTATAGAGATGGAATCTTCAAGGATTTCAAGAAAGAATATCTCTCTTATAACTCCGTCACTTGCAGAATACTGTTGAAAACAAAGGAGATATAGTTTGAAAATTCCTTGCTTTGTGTGTTCCAATAAGGTATAATGGTTCTATATGATAACAACTGTACAAGAAAATCTCGCGAAATTGATGTCTGCCGAAGACATTACAGTTATCCAGCAGCCTGAGAAGACTGCTTATTTCGATACCCAAAAGCGAGTACTCGTTATCCCAACTTGGGAGAATCTTTCTGATATTATTGTTGAATTATTAATTGGTCATGAGATCGGCCACGCTCTCTATACCAATTCTGACGAATGGATTGCAGCTCTTAAATTGAGAGAGCCGAATGGCGTTTTTCGTGATTATCTTAATATTATCGAAGATGCTAGAATCGAATCTCTTGTGAAACAACGTTATCCTGGAATGAAGAAAATCTTCTTTCACGGTTATAAACAGATTCTCGAAAATAAGATAATGGTAATAGATGATGTCAAGAATCTGTCGTTAATTGACAGGTTGAATGTCTATTTCAAATTTAATGGAATCTTTTCTTTGTCTCTGAGTGAACGAGAAGAGACTTATATTCGAAAGATTGAATCTGTAGTTAATTTTAAAGAAGTGATTGATATTGCAATTGAAATCTTCGATTCGGAACTTCACGAAAACCGAAAACGCAATAACTCTTCTCAGAAAGAGGAATCGGGAGAAGAATCCACCGAAGATTCGACTGACGAAGAATCCACCGAAGAATCGACTGACGAATCGACCGAAGATTCGACTGACGAATCCACCGAAGAATCGACTGACGATTCTGGAGACACTGAGAGCGGTTCTGCTAGAACTTCTAGAAAAGTAGATGACGATACTCAAAAAGAATCATCAACTGTAACAGAATCTACAAACACTCCATCGAAATCGCAAACTCTTCGAGATCTAGATAACTCTCTATCAGATCGTGTCAATACATCTGTCGGTAAAATTTTGTATGTTGATATGCCTACACCCATATTGGGGACTATTATCTATCCGTTTGAATCTATTAAAAAAGATTTTGATAGAATCTTTTCTACTAGTCCAGAAAATAAAGAAATAAAAGAAGATTCCGAATTAGACGAAATATTTGGTAAGACTGGCAACTCGTTATCCTCGTTCTATACTGAACATAAGAATAACATCTCTTTACACAAACAGCTATTCCAAATGCGAAAGAAAGCTGATCAACATAATAAAACGATGATGTTCAGAACTGGCAGTTTAGATATGAACAAGTTGTATTCCTACAAATATAACGATCAAATATTCAAAACTTTTGAAGTTCGCCCGAATGGAAAAAACCATGGGTTGATTTTCATTATGGATTTTTCTAGTTCAATGTCTGCATATCTTCGTGCAGCAAAAACAAAGGCATTAGAATTAATTCTTTTTTGTAAACAGATCGGTATTCCTTATGTTTTATATGGGTTCTTTGATTCAGTTCGTCAATACGAGTTCGATGCACAAGATTGTGAAGTCGTGTTCGACACACATATCGGAAAAAATGAATATACCTTTGAGACTACTGACAAATTTCGATTATTAGAATTACTAAGTTCTAGAATGTCGGAAAGCAATTTTAAATGTATGGTTGATATTTTCATGAATCATATAGGTAATCACATGTATGGTTTAGGAGGAACTCCCCTATCAGAAACACATCTCTGTCTAGATTCACTAGTAGCAAAATTCAGAGAAGATTGTGCTGCGAAAATAGTGAATGTTGTTTATTTCACCGACGGCCAAGGTCCAGCTAAATCTGTCATATATAAAAACGCCAAAACTTACGGCTATCCTTCATATAGATCTAAAATTGTTATCCACGATCCCAAAACGAAACTGAATCATTATTTTTCAGAATATAATAGTGGATGCAGTTCTGAGGATTTCTTGAAAATTATTAAGACTAGAATGAAAGATGTCACAGTAATCAATTTTCTAATTACATCTGATTTATTGTACGAAATCACAGAAGATCAAAGGAAAAAATATTTGACCGAAATGGGCCTCACTAGTGAAGAAATACAGAATATGCGATATTCCGGTTATCTTCGAAAGAAAACACATGAAGCTTTTAACTCTAAATATATTGTGATTGAACGAGTGGATAAAGAATCATTCGATACTACATTTATATGTTCTACTGAGATGTTCAAAAAACCGAAACCGCACAATTCAAAAGAAAAAACTCTTTCTGTCGCAGAGACTTTCTGTAAATCGGCCTCCACACAGAAACGAGTTAATACTATGATATCAAAATTTATTGACTTAATTGTTTAGAAGAATATCAAGGAGATATTCTCACATGATCTCTGTGTGGGACGATTTCTGGGCGTCCAGCGTACCCTAGGATCCCCCAAAGCCCACCGATTCGTTGCAGCTCACCTGGAGGATCGTGAGAACGATCAAGCCCAAATTATCCAAGAATAAACTATATCTCCTTCTGAATCAGTCACTTGCAGAATACTGTTGAAAACAAAGGAGATATTCTTTCGAGGCCTCCTTGCTATTGGGGTTCCAATAAGGTATAATTGATGTATGGAAAAGAAAAAATCTATCCAATTCGATCGTGACCAGAACGGTAGTCTTTACGATTGTGGATCAGCCGATGCTTATTATAATCGGAAACCAAAACCACGGTGGCGGAGACAGCCGGAAGGAACGTACCTCGGACTGGAAACACTAGTCTTCTCATTTGCAGAAGTGGAAGAATATATGTCTGGGTACACGGAATGTACCGATATGAAAACATTTGTAAATCGTTGAAAACAAAGGGAAGATAAATTTTCAATTTCCTTGACTTTTCACTATGGAAACGGTATAATATGAATATGGATAATATTAAAGATTTGCTCTCCCTAATCGCTTTGATGTTGATTATCATTTTTTCGACGACGGTGCTATAATGTTTAGCGACCTTGAGTTTCGAAAACCAACAAAAGAGATTGTAATCAATCAACTAGTTTATTCTAAACTATTTGAATGTATTGTGAAAGTCAAAAATATTCGTGTTGATAGTTTGGGTTCGCCTATCTTCGATTTAGAAGATCTTGACAGTAAAGTCATCGTTGCTCGTTTTTGTGAAATTATGGAGATCTATTAATGATTCCGTCTAAAGTTATTCGTGCATTACAAGCTGACAGATCCCGCCTTGGTAAGGAAGCCATTCTGGAGCGTGAGATTCGTAATGATAACACTATCCTATTTTATGGTATCAAGTATGCTCTTGATAGTTTCATGACTTTTGGTGTCCGCCAGATTCCGGAAAAAACTGATTCTGGCCCAGGTCTTCCATGGGTTGACTTCACCGAACTTTTAAACAAACTAGTTAATCGCAAGATTACAGGTAACACAGCCAAAGATGAGATTACACGTCTCATGAATCTTGCCACTCAAGATGAGTGGAATAATTGGTATCGTCTGATTCTCATGAAGGATCTTCGTTGTGGTGTTTCTGAGAAGACCGTCAATAAAGTTGTGAAGAATTTATCAGCTTCGGATAAATTTATTATTCCGACTTTCTCTTGTCAGCTTGCTCAAGATTCCACTGATCAACAGACCAAGATGATTGGTGAGAAGTTTCTTGAAGTAAAATTGGATGGTGCTCGTGTTTTGACATTTGTCTTTCCTGATGGGCGTGTAACTCAGTTTTCCAGGAATGGAAAAGAGATGGAAAACTTTCCTAAAATCCGTGAAAGCTTTATTGATGTTGCCAAATCCCTCTCGGATCCTTGGGTGTTTGATGGCGAAGTGATGTCTGCTAATTTTCAAGATCTAATGAAACAACTCAATAGAAAAGAAAATGTTCAGACTGATGATGCTGTTCTTCATATATTTGATATGATTCCAATGCAAGATTTCTTGGCAGGATATTGTGGGATCTCACAAGAGATCCGTTCTAAGTCACTCGAAATTTGGTTTGAAGAGTTCCAGGAATCGCTTCCGAATGTAAAGATTCTCACTAATCGTTTGGTTAATTTATCTACAGTAACTGGTCGTGAGATCTTTCGCGAAATGAATGAGAAAGCGATCGAAGGTGGATATGAAGGATTAATGATTAAAGATCCAGCTGCGCCTTATGAGTGCAAGCGATCTTCTTCTTGGTTAAAATTGAAACCATATTTGGATCTTTCTTTGGAAGTGGTTGGTATTGAAGAAGGTACTGGTAAAAATCTTGGATCTCTTGGTGCTATTGTTTGTGAAGGAACGGAATCCGGAAAATCGATTAGTGTAAATGTGGGGACTGGCTTCTCTGATGAAGACCGTGCGGCCATCTGGTCTACCAAGGATTCTGTGATCGGACAGATCGCCGAAGTTAGAGCAGATGCTATTACACAAAACCAAGATGGAACTTATTCTCTACGATTCCCACGATTCCTACGTTGGCGTGGATTTGATTGTGGTGAAAAGATTTAAAGTTACAGGATATAAATAATGATATGAGGACGTCGGGGCATAGCGCAGCCTGGTAGCGCATCTGCTTTGGGAGCAGAGGGCCAGAGGTTCGAATCCTCTTGCCCCGACCAAATATTGAATAACGAGATGGGCTTCCGGCACTAGTCACCCAGAGTAAGTTTCAGAAACTGAAAGACTATAAAAATTCCCAAAAATATTAAAGGATAAATTATGTTTTTTGTTGTT